AAGCGACAATAAAATAAAAAAATATATTATGAAAATATTAGAATTAATAATCGATGAAAACCAAGAAGATGAGTCAGGTGTTGACTACATCGCATTGGTAGACAGCCCAGCCATACAGAGCAATTGGATGGCATTTCGTAAACAACACTTCCAAGATACATTTAACGACTATCCCGAAAGTGCGAGTAATAACGCAAAAAAAGCGTTAAGATGGATTGACGAACATAAAGACGAAATAAATTGCAACTATACAAGGGTAGGACTTGCAAGAGCCAACCAACTGGCAAACAAAGAAAATATTTCTTGGGATACGGTTTCAAGAATGGCGCAATTTAACAGGCATAGGTCTAACGCTGAAGTAAGTGCAGAAAATAAAAGCACACCTTATAAAGATTGCGGATATTTAGCTTGGTTATTATGGGGGGGAACTTCGGGGGTAAATTGGGCAATGAGAAAAATGGAAACCAAAGATAACTTTAAACATTCCTTTAAAATACAAGACGAAGAAAAAAGAATTGTAAGCGGTTATTTTATGATTGCAGATTTACCAATTGCCCGAATGGATGATGAAGGTAAAATGTTCTATGTTGTATTTAGAAAAGATACGATCGAAAAGATAGTTAACAAATTTATGAGAAACGGCTTTAATGCTAATATAAATTTAATGCACGATAGCAACGCAATAGCTAACGGTGTTTATGTTATTGAAAGTTTAATTATTGATAGTGAACGTGGAATTAAAGCTCCTGAAGGTTTTGAAAAAGTTCCTAATGGTTCTTGGTGGGGTTCAATGCGTGTTGAAAATGATGAGATTTGGAAACAAGTGAAAAGCGGTGAGTTTAAAGGGTTTTCTGTCGAGGGGATGTTTGGCCAGGATAAAGACTTTGAACTACCCGAAAAGGTCATTAACAAGATTAAAGAAGTAATTAAGAAATACAGAGAAAACAGAAACAAATAAAAATAAATTTATTACAAAGTGTAATAATTCCAATTATTTTATATATATCAATTAATAAACTATTATTTTATGTCTAATTTAAAAGATTTATTTAACGACATTAAAAACGTCTTTAAAGAAGAAGGTATCGAAACAGATGCCGAAGCAAGTGTTGAAACAACTCAGGAAGTTGAAACAACAGAAACTAATGATATTTCCGAAGAAGTAAAATCTGAAAAATTTGAGGACGTTGTTCTTGAAGATGGAACGGTAGCACAAGTTGAACCTGACGTTAGTGTAGGATCGGCTGTTGTTGTTGCGGTTGATGATGAACTACTTCCAGCACCCGATGGCGAACACGTTTTAGCCGATGGTAGAGCAATTGTAACCGAAGGCGGTGTAATTGTTGCCGTTGAGGAAGCGGAAGAAATGCCCGAAGTTGAAGAGGAAGTTGCTGAGGAGGAAGTACAAGAGGAAATGGAAACAGAGAAACCATTTACCGAAGCTCAAGAAAGAGAAGCTAAAAAGATTATCGAAAGCATTGTAACCGAAAGGGTATTTTCAATGGAAACAAGCATAAGCGTAGATAATGAAGAACTTAAAAAACAAGTTGAAAAATTAACAACTGCGTTTAATGGTTTATTAGAATTAACTGAAAAGTTGATTGCTGAACCAACAAAAGAAGCCGTTAAGAAAACTAAAAGCGGTTTTGCAAAATTAAAAACTAATAAAAGGGATATTATAGAAGCCCTTAAAAACAAAAACATAATTAATTAAATTTATAAAAAATGGCATTTGATGTAACAGCCCTTCCAGCTTATACGGAACAAAACGCAATGGACTTAATAGTTAAGTCGGTTGCTGGTGGTAGATTAGCACAATACGCAAACATCCAACCAGATGTAAAGACTACAACAACTATCAATATTCTTGATACAGATGTGGTATTTCAGGCTGATGGATGTTCAAGAAGTGCAAGTGGAACTACTACTTTAACTCAAAGAAATTTAACACCTGGTGCGGTAGCAATTCACGAAGATTTGTGTATGACTGATTTAGCTGCTAAGTACACAGCTTTAATGCTTAGACAAGGATTAACAGCAGAAAAAGAGGAGGTTCCTTTTGCTGAATTATACTTTTCTCAAAAAGTTGCAAGAGTACAAAAAGCGATCGAGGTTGCTGACTGGCAAGGTGATACAACTTCGGGAACTGCAAACCTTAATAAGTATGACGGTTTAGTAAAAATCATAGGTGCGGCAACCGCTGTTAATGGTAACCCGACTGGTATTACAGTAGCAACGGGAATTACAAACGCTAACGTAATTGGTATTCTTACGGGAATGGCTGAGTTAATGCCTGAAGATATTATGGATGCAGATGATTTAAAATTGTTTGTAGGAATGGACACATTCTTAAAATATCAAAAAGCGATTGCAGACGGAAATTATTTCCATTATGTTGTTGAAGGTGGATATACTGCTGAACTTCCATTAATTGGTTTCCCAAATGTAACAGTTTGTGCAACTCCTGGCCTTAGTGGTTTGGCTGCTGGTAACTGTTTCTTAATGAGAGCATCTAATATTTATATCGGTGTTGATTTACCAGAAGAAGAGTCTAACGATGTTCGTTCTTGGTATGATGACAACGATAGAATCTACAAAGTAACAATGGCATTTAGAAGAGCGGTAAACGTTGCTTTTCCTGACCAAGTTGTAGAATTCATCTTAGCGTAATTATTAACTTTATGGGGGTTTAATCGCCCCCATTTTTAAAACTAAAAATCAATGTCCTGTCTTATTTCATCTGGCATTAGCCGAGATTGCTCTGATTCTGTTGGAGGTTTGGAAGAGCTTTATCTTCTTGAGCGTTCATCTGTAACAGCATACACAGAAGCAAATAGCGAAGTAACCGCAATAACTGACGGTGGTTCAACTTGGAAAAAATTCCAATTAAAAAAAGAAGTTGGTTCAATAGTAGCCACAACAACAATAGACCCAGCCAACGGTACAAGATTTAGCGAAGGCGTGATAGGTTTTTCTATTAATAAATTTTCTGCCGTTAATACTAATATTTTAAAATTATTAATCTTAGGTCAGATAGTTGCTATTTGTAAAGATAACAATGGTAAGTATTGGGGCTTAGGTTTTCAAAGCTTTGCAGAAGGTCAATCAATGGCTGTTAATAGTGGAACAGCTTACGGTGATCGTAACGGCTACGATATTGAGTTAATGGCTAAAGAGCCTGAAGCACCTTTTGAGGTTTCGGCTTCAGTTGTTGCTGGTTTAACTATTGCATAAAAGAAATTTGTTGAGTGTTCTTTCTTCATAGTTCGAAAGAGGGAAGTTGTTTTAATATGGCTTCCCTTTTTTTTTAAAAATAAATATATGTTAAAAAAAGATTTAATAGGAGCGAATTGGAACGGCAAAGGTTTTTGTATTCCTATCGTTGAGGATAACATCAAGATATTAAAATTACTTGGTGCTGATGTATTTGAAGTAAAAAAAGCGAAAAAGAAGAAAGATGATTCACCTGAACAATAGCACATCTACGGAGTTTGCCGTAACGCTATACGAAAAGACAACACTAACAAACCCTTTTTATTTGTTTCATTTTAAGAATGATACATCATTCAATGATTATTATTGTATCATTGCAGACACCTCAACGCAAAAACAACGCTTTAACTTATTTTCCTTTACTGAGGGTGTTAATGATGCCTTAAACGGCTCTTTAATACTTGGTAAAAGTGGGTATTATGAATATTACATTTACGAGCAAACAAGTGCAACAAACCTCGATCCGTCATTAGCTACGGGATTAGTTGAACAAGGTAAAATGCGTTTGTTCAATGTAAATGACAACCCGAATTATTCAAGCCATACGGTTTCGGGTGTAACTAATTATGTATATAATCCAAGTTAATTATGAGCGTTAAATTAATACCGATAAATTTTAAGGGCTACGATTTACCCGTTTTTAAGGAAAGTCGAAAGGGCGATTGGTTCGAATATGGTAGTGATAGACCGTATAAGAATTGTTATGGCGATTTTTTGGTTAAGCTATTAAATGAAAGCTCCAAACAGTCAACGATTATAGATGCCAAAACAAAGTTTATTCTTGGGCGTGGTTTTGCTGTTGATAGTAGTAAATTAAACTTCCAAGAACGTGCTTTGGTTGAAGGGTTCTTACGTATGCCTAACGAGGACGGCAATATGAATGATTTGCTTTCTAAGGTTGTAAAGGATAAAAAAGTGTTTGGTGGCTTTGCAATGCAAATAAGAGTAAACGCTAACAACAAGATTGCAAGTGTTGACCACATAGATTTTAACAATGTTCGTGTAGGTGTTGAAGAGGGTGTATATTATTATACTGAAGATTGGAAGTCAAGAAACCCCGAAAAAAACGAAGATTACACCACGTTGGAAGTATTTCCATTTAACGACCAGGTAAGTAGTGATAAAAATTATATTGTTTATTATAAAGAATATCGCCCCGATTTAGGTGAATATCCATTGCCCGATTACATTGCAGCCGTTCCTTATTTAGAAGCTGATGCTGAAATAAGTAATTTTACGCTACAAAATATTAAAAATAACCTATCTGCTGGTTATGTGATAAGTTTTAATAATGGTCAACCATCAGATGAAGAAATGTCTGAGATTGAAAGAAGGTTTAAAGATTACGCAACGGGAACGGATAACGCTGGAAA